GTCCGGTGAGCACCTCATCAGCTCCTACCGGGACGTCCTGAAGGCCACCGACAGCGATCACAGGCGGGCCAGGGGCGCCCTGAGGGCTCTGGAGCTGCAACGGACCATCATCTGGAACAACAACGGCACCCTGGTGCTCGTCGGAGGCGCCCGATGACCGAAGTTCTCGGCTACGAGGTGTGCAGAGGGTGCTCCAAGGCCGTTCCGGCCGACTTCTGGCGTGCCTGGCGCGGGTATTGCCACGAATGCGTCACTGCAGCCGCCGGGGGGGTCCCCCAGTACCTCCAAGTGCTCGTCGAAGGGTCCGTGATCGAGTTCGAGCGGGCTTCGCGGCCTTCGCGGGCCTCGCGGAAGGGCAAACCGTCGAAATCGGCCCTGAAACGGGCAAAACGGGTCGAAAAGGCCAAATTGAGGGCCATGAAGGGCCTCCGGGACCGTCATTGGGCCGAATACCTCGCTCTGCTCGCCATGGAGCGCCAGAAGCTGGGTTTGGTGCCGATGCCGCCCGAGATGGCGCCGTATCTGACCAAAGAGGGCTCCGAGACCTAACATGCGCGCACCCGACCGGGAGTGCCCATGACGTTGAAGACCCGCCACCGCCGAGCGGACAACCGGAACCACGAGACGACCGCGTCGATGGTCCTCGACCTCACCCGCGACGACGACCGGGCCTACCTCGACGCCACCACCGCCCAGTCGCGGCGGGCGGCGCGGGTCGCCTGGAAGTGGTTCGACAAGATCGGCACCGTCCACAAGGCGGTCTCGCGCTCGGCCCGGATCGCCGGCTACGCCAAGCTGCGCTGTGTCCAGGTCAACGAGGACGGCACCGACGGTGTGGAGGTCAAGGACGGCCTCCCGGCCGACATCGTCGAGCAGATGTTCAGCCCGTACGGCGGAACCCGCGGGCTGATCGACCGCTTCTACTCGCTGATGAAGGTGCCGGGCGACAGTGTGCTGATCCGCATGCGCGACCCCGAGGGCCATCACGACGGCTACCACTTCCTGTCGACCGACGAGATCGACAAGGAGTCGACCGACTCGGTCAGTTCCCGCACGACGCAGCCGCTGCGCTGGCACACGATGCCGATCGCCTCCGTCGACTCGTCGCTGCTGCACCGCGAGACGGCACCTCAGGACGTCTGCGGGCGCGTCTGGCTGCCCGGCCGACGCTACGTCGACCTGCCCGACAGCCCGCTCGCCGCGCTCTCCACCGAGTGCGAGGTGCTGTACACGCTGACCCAGGCGCTGCAGGGTCGCATCCGTTCCCGCTTTGCCCTTGCCGGACTGCTGTTCATCCCCTCCGAGATCCAGGACGTGATCATCTCCGGCCGGACGATGGGCACCATGGACGTGCTCACCTACCTGACCAAGGCGATGCAGACCAACGTCCGCAACTACGAGACCGCCGAGGTGATGCTGCCGATCCTGCTGCGCGGCCCCGGCGACGCCGGCGAGAAGATCAAGTGGATCACCATCGACCGGGAGCTGCTCGAAGCCGACCTGCACCTGCGCTCCAACCTGATCGACGAGATCCTCTTCGGGCTCGACATCCAGACCGGCGCGACGAAGGGCACCGGCGAGGCCAACCACTGGGGCGCCTGGGCGATGTCCGACGAGGAGGTCCGCATCGCCGTCCAGCCCGACCTCGACATCTTCGCCTGGGCGATGACGACGCTCGCCCTGCACCCCCAGCTCGAGGACGCCAAGATGCCGTTCGAGCAGATCATGAAGTACCGGGTCGCCTGGGACGTGTCGGAGGCGGCGGTCCGCACCAACCGTCAGGACGACGTCCGCAAGGCGGCCGACATGATGGCGACCAACATGCGCACCGTCCGCAAGGTCACCGGGCTCACCGAGGGTAACGCCCCGACCGAGCGCGAGCAGATCGAGCACTACGCCCACCTGACGAAGAACCCGCGGCTGATGGACCCGGCGTTCCAGGAATGGGGTGACGTCGACTGGGACGCGGTCAGCGCGTTCCTCAACCCGGCACCCGGCCCCGCGCCGGGCTCGCCCACGGGTGACAGCCCCGCCGGTCCCGGCGTCGGCGATCCCGGTTCCCCCGGTGGGGGCGACCGCGACACGAAGGAGACCCCGGAATGAAGACCACGTACGGAGAGCGCAGGATGTCGCGCCCCGAGGGCATGCTCCGGCCGGTGCACTGGCCCGAGATGGCCCTCATGGACTCGCGGACGAGTGATGGGCGGCTCCTCGTCTCCGCGGGGGGTGGTGTCAGGGAGCTGCCCCGCCCGTTCTACGCGCAGTTCGACAACGAGGGCCACTACGGCGCCAAGCTCGTCGGCTCCATCGACGCCGTCACGCTCGGCGACGACGGCACGATCGAGGGCTGGGGATGGATCCTCGACGACGAGAACGGCAAGGACCTCGTCCGCTACAACAAGGCGGGCGCGCTGCGCACCAACTCGGTCGACCTGGCCGAGACGAAGTACGACATCGACTGGGCCTCCGACGATCCGAACGATCCCGGCTTCTGGGAGATGCTCATCGACTTCGTCCAGTGGAAGATCGGCGCCACGACCGCCGTCGGGATGCCGGCGTTCCCCAACGCCCGCTTCGAGCTTCCCGACGACGAGCTGACCGCCGCCCTCCTTCCCTCCGACGAGCCGATCGTCATGTCCTCGAAGACCGGCTGGTCGATCCACGTCGACCTCGCCGACACCAAGATCGTCACCGAGGTCAAGGCCGACGCCGGCGCGACGGTGCCCTACGACGACTTCAACATCCCCGAGTCGGACCAGCCGCACAAGATCCTCGTCGACCGCGAGGGTCGGGTGTTCGGCCACCTGGCGCAGTGGGACAAGGCGCACCGTGGCCTCACCGGGCTCGTCACCCCGCCCCGCCCGGCGCACAACTACACCGAGTTCAACCATCCGGGTCCGCTCACCGAGCAGGGCCAGGTGGGCACCGGACCGATCTTCCTCGTCGGCGGCCACCCCAAGTCGGTGCGTGGCCTCACCCAGGAGCAGATCGCCGAGGCGTACGGCGGCATCGAGAACGCCTGGGCCGACGTCCGGGTCACCGCCGGCAAGTTCGGCCCATGGGTCTCCGGCCGCGTCCGTCCCGGCCTGTCCGACGAGGCGCTGTACGCCGCCCGCGCGTCGCACATCTCCGGCCACTGGCTCGGCAACGACCTCGTCGCCATCGTCTCCGTCAACGTCCCCGGCTACATGCCCGGCGCCGGCTTCAGCCACCAGCACACCGACGGCCAGCTCGAACTGGTCGCCGGGTTCGTCCCGTTCCGCGACAAGCCGACCGAAGAGACGGTCGAGGTCGTCACGACGAACACCACGGCCCTGGCGTCGATCCACATCGACGAGGAGATGCTCCGCAACGCCGTCTCGGTCCGCATGGAGCAGCCGCCACAGTTCACGACCGCCGAGCACGACCACCGAGTCGCCACCGAGATCATCACGCTCAGCTCCGGCGTCGACGAGGACGGCGTCGAGGTGATCGAGACGACGATCGAGGTGGACGAGGAACTCGAACTGGAGATTGCCCTGCTGCTCGACGATGAGTAGCCTCGGCTTTCGACATCCGGTCAGCGGCCTCTGGGCCTGGCGTGCGTGGCAGTCCGTCGGGAACCCGGAGGCCGCTCCGGTTGTCAGGGGCAGTGGACAAACCTCGGGGGGTGCGTGCGACGATGCTGCGCAGCAGGACCGCACGACGCCAGGAGGCGCCCATGTTCCCAAAGATCCCCGAGAACCTCGAGGCGCTCAGCGCCGCCGAGCTGCGCAGCCTGGCGCGTGAGATCCACGCCGCGGCCAAGCCGGCCTTCGAGGCGGCCAAGGCACTGGAGGACGCTGATGAGCGCAAGACTGCGTTCGCCGACGTCCGCACGCACATGGCCAAGCGTGACGAGCTTCGGGCCCTCGCTGACGAGAAGGACGAAGACGCCAAGCTCGAGGCGGCCGTCGTGGAAGAGGTCGACGAGGTCACCGACGAGGTGACGCCCGAGGATCCCGACGATGACGACGACGGGGACGACCCCGACGACGCCGCGGACGGTGGCACCGAGGTGCTCGCCACCGCCGGCGCCCCGGCCCGCCGGGTCCGACGTTCAGCCGGTGCGGCGCCAGTCCTCGCCAACCCGGGCGGCGGACCTCGCGTCAACCAGCTCCTCGCCCTCGACGGCGTCGCCGGCAAGCCTGCCGGTGAGGCGTTCGCCGACTGGGGCGAAGTGGTCGCAGCCCTCGCCGATCGGGCCGAGCGGATCAGCGACTCGTCCAACGAGCGCTTCCCGGTCCTGTCGATCCCCGGCATGTTCGACGAGCAGCACCGCATGGGCGACGAGTTCCGCCAGAACCTGCAGATGCTGCAGCGGGAGCCGGAGATCACGGCCCAGCTGTGCGCTCCGTACACGCCGAACTACGACCTGGCGTGCTCCAACACGGACCGCCGGCCGGTGGCGGCGTCGCTGCCCGGCTACTCGGCCCCGCGGTTCGGCGTGAAGATCTACCCGAGCCCGACGCTCGCGGACATCACCAACCAGGGCGTCGGCTACGGCAAGTGGACCAACGCCGACGACGACAACGTGGCGACCACGAAGGCGTGCGCCACGATCGCCTGCGCCACGCCGGTCGACTACGTCATGTACGGCATCTGGCGCTGCATCACCATCCAGAACATGCTCGCCATGAGCTTCCCCGAGTTGGTCGAGGCGTACCTCAACCGGCTGGCGGCGGCCTGGGCCCGCATGGCCGAGATCCAGCTCCTCGAGGCGATGGCGGCCGACACGACCACGGTCGAGGTCGAGACGCCGGGCTACAACGGCACCACGTCGGTGCTCCGTGGCCTGCTCCAGTACCTCAACGCCTACCAGGAACTGCAGCGCTGGGACCGCGACGGCGGCATGGACGTGTGGCTGCACCGCACCGTCCTCAAT